ATTAAGTCAATGGCAAAGATACATTGATGTTTATGACAAAAACAAAGATGAAGATGCTACAGAGTTTCTAAACAAGAAAGTGTTAGAGATATTTTGTGATATAAAGTTATCAGACGTTGATAAAATAGGTTTAAATGTGTTTGACAATACGTTAGTTCACTTATCATCTGTTTTAAACAGTAAGCCAGAACTTTCACAGACATTTAAGTTAGAAGGTACTGATGGAGTTGTTGTAGAGTTTGGTATGATACCTAACTTAGACAAGATGAGTTATGGTGAGTTCATTGATTTAGAAAAGTATTTATTCTCTGATAAGGAATTACATAAGGCTATGGCAGTTCTTTACAGACCAATAAAGTTCAAGAGTAAAGATAAGTATCTGATACACGAATACAAGGGAACGTCTTATATGGCAGACGTAATGAAAGATACTCCTTTAGATGTTGCAATTAGTGCGAGGGTTTTTTTTTATCGTTTAGCGACAAAATTAGGGAACTATACGATGGCTTATACACTCAAACAGTTACAGGAGAAAAATCAGAACAAGCAAGACAAGGATTCGGTAAAAAATGGGGAGACTATCAAGCAATATTTACTCTCGCTGGAGAAGATGTTAGAAGAATCGGAGAAGTTACAAAACTTCCAATACATCAATGTTTAATGTACTTGGAATTTATAAAAGATAAATCAGAGTTAGAAAATAGAATACTAAAACAACAAACAAGATGACACACATCTACAACATATTAGATACCATAAAAGACGAATTATTAACTAATCCATCTGTAAGTACTGTTACATACGGAGATTTAGCAGATGTAGACTTAGATAAGACTACTATGTTCCCTTTATCACACTTATTAATAGATAGTGCCTCCTATGGAGAGAGAACTGTTACATTCAACATAAAAGTATTATGTGCTGATATAGTTGATTACAACACTAAGAAGTCTGATTTTGACTTGTTTTATGGCAATGATAACTTGCACGATGTATTAAACACTCAGTTTCAAGTTATAAACTCTTTAATAATGAAGTTGATGAGGGGTGATTTATTTGAAATGAATTATCAGGTAACAACACAACCATCTGCACAACCATTTAAAGAGCGTTTTAGCAACGAATTAGCAGGTTGGAGTGTGGATATAGCTATAGAGATTCCTAATGGCATAAGCATCTGCTAATGGAAGGAGAGAATCTAAAGTTAGCTTTAAGAGAGGTTGGTAAACTAATAAAGAAGAATCTAAAACAAGCAGCTAAAGATGATAAATTTTCTGCTTCAGGAGACTTAGATAGGTCTTTTAAATATAGGGTTGAAGACAATGAGTTATACATATTTGGAAAACAGTATGCAAATGCTTTATCTGATGGTATAAAGAATAAAGGGAGGTATAGTTATAAGATGGCTGATGAGTTAGCTGAATGGGCTAAGTCAAAAGGAATGAGACCTTTATTTAGAAACAAGAAAGGTCAATTTAGAAAAGTGTATGAAAGCAGTTGGAAATCTTTAGGATTTGTTTTAGCAAGAAGTATAGCAGGTAAATCTAATTCTGAAAACCCTAAAAACAAAGAAGGAGGTATCTCTAAGAGGTTTGGATACAAAGGTAGTGGATTTATACAAGCAGTACAAGAACAAACAAAAGAACAAATAAAAACAATATTAAAAGAAGGTTACAGAAAGGATATACTGTTAAGCCTTAATAAATTAAAATCAATTAACTAATGGCAATAATAAATGTAAGAAGTCCGAAGCACGTACCGTACGCAAGTTCCCTGCAAGCATCTGTTACTTTAACGATAAAGATATGGACTGGAATCGAAACCTCTCCTCCAACTGAATCTGATTATGTTATAAGTAAAAAAGCAGTTAATGTAGGAGATACAGTAGTATTCGAAGTATCAGAACTAATTAGGGATTATGTTGAAACATCTTTTGATGGCGATTACTCATCTACTCCAGTTTGGGCAAGTTTTTTACTACAATCATTTAATGCAAGTGGTGTATTTATTTCAAGTTTTGGATTTACTGGTTTATGTTTAGATGGTTATGATTATTTTGAACAAGCTTCTACATCGCAAGAAGCAACAATGATTACAAATAGAAAGTTATTTGTTTTAGAAGATAATACTTTCAGAATACCTATTAATACTTCACCAAGTCCAACTGTTACATTTTTAAAAGATAATGAAATTGTAGGTACTACATCATTTACATCGAGTAACCAAAGTTCAGAGCAGATAAAGTATGTTTCTATTTATGGAGATGATACTAATTGGGATACATTTAAAGAGAGGGTATTAGAAGATAATGGTACAGATTATGAATCAAATCAATGTTTAGAAGCTTATTTTAATGATTATTCAATAGGAGCAGTTGATAAAATAATTGTTTCAGATAATATTAATACTGAAATCATAAATGTAGAGATTTTACAAGAATGTAAATATGAGCCTAAAAAAGTAACATTTATAAATAAGTTTGGTGTTTTGCAAGATATATACTTCTTTAAGAAGGCGGTAGAGAGAATGAATGTTGAAAAAGAATCTTATAAGTCAAATATAATATCTGGCTACACCTATGATAGAAGTAATCACGTTTACAGAGATTTTAATGTAATAGGAAAAGAATCAATTACTTTGAGTAGTGGTTTTTTAAGTGAAGAATACAATGAAGTATTTAAACAAATGATGCTATCTGAAAAGGTTTGGGTTACTAACATAACTGATGATGGGGAGCAAGTATTGCCGATAAACGTTAAAACAGGTGATATTACTTACAAGACTTCTTTAAACGACAAATTAGTACAATACACAATAGAATTTGATAAATCATTCGATACTATAAATAATATAAGATAGATGCAGATAGCTCAATTATACATACAAGGTCAAAGAGTTGATATGTTTGATGATGTTAGTGTTAGTATTACTGACACCATAAAAGACGTTAGAGACGTTAGCAAGGTGTTTACTGAGTATTCTCAAACATTCTCTTTACCAGCGAGTAAAACTAATAATAAAATATTTAAACACTTTTACAATAATGATATCCAGAATGGTTTTGATGCAAGAATAAGAGTACCTGCAAATATAGAACTTAACTCTATACCTTTTAAAAGTGGATATATTAAACTTGAGGGTGTTGACTTAAAAAACAATACTGCTAATACATACAGAATAACTTTCTTTGGTAACACTATATCGTTAAAAAATTTATTAGGAGATGATTTATTATCTTCTTTGTCTTGGTTAGATAAATTTAGTAAAAAACCAAATGGTGATAATTTAAAAATAATTGAAAGTGATATAAAACAATACTTAACAACATCTATAACTAAATCTGTTGATAGCGTTGATTATGTAGCCCCTATACAAGTTCCTTTAATCACACATACTCAAAGGCTTTATTATGATTCCAACGAGGACTTTAGGGACAATGGTAATGTTCATTATAATCACGCATCAGGAAATACTAAAGACCACGGAGTTAAATACAATGAATTAAAATATTCTATAAAATTAAGTATTATAATAAAAGCTATAGAGGAAAAATATGGATTAACATTTAGTGATGATTTCTTTAAAGGAGGAGATTCTTCTTTTGATAATTTGTATATGTGGTTACATAGGTCTAAAGGAAAGGTTACAAGTGGAGGGCAGTTAGAAACATCTATTTATACTGTTAATAATTTTAGTGATTACAGTCTTTACAATGGAAGTTTTATGGAGGATAGTGTGCTTACTTTATATGATGGATATTACTTTAATAATCAAGTACTAAAATTAAGTCTTATCACTACAACTACAAATGCAGATTACTCTGTTACTGTATTTAGAGATGGTGTTTCTGTTTATAGTGCTTCAGGATTAACTGGTAGCATCACTAACGTAAGCATACCTGTATCTAACAACTCCTCATATACTATTCAGATAAGTTCTACTCAAACTATTACGTTTGATAGAGCTGATTGGAGTTATACTTATTATGATAGTGAAAATGATTTTATATGGGAAACATATACGAGTTCAAGTTTTAATATAACAACTTCTATTGACTTTAATATAACTCAACAGATACCTAAAATGAAGGTATTAGACTTCTTAACATCATTGTTTAAGATGTTTAACTTAGTTGCATATGTTGAAGGAAGTGAAATGGTTGTTAAAACATTAGATGACTTTTATGATAATCCATCTTCAGGCTCTCCTTACGACATAACAAAATATGTGGATGTTAATTCATCACAAGTTAATTCAGCATTGCCTTTTAGAGAAGTAGTTTATACTTATAAAGGATTAGGCACTTTCTTAGCAAAGCAACACGAACAGTTATTTAATAAGGATTGGGGTAAGGAAGAATATAAAGGTTCTGACGGTCTTATTTTATCTGAAGGTATATTCAAAAGTGAGATACCTTTTGAGCATATGAAGTTTGAGAGATTAATAGACCTAGATACAAGCGAATTAACAGATATACAATGGGGGTTTTGCGTTGATGATAACCAAGATAGTTATATAGGAAATCCTTTAATTTTCTATATGACACATAAAACACTACCTACAGATGGTACTATTTCTTTTGTTGATGATGTAAATGGAGAGAACGAGGCTATAAGACACGTAGAGATTTCGTCTTACTATGTACCTTCTAATTCAGATTTTGACGCTACTGAGATAGAAGACAGACAATCTATAAACTTTAGTGCTGAAAAAGATGAATGGGATTTAGTTACTACAAGGGAAAGTTTGTTTAACAGTTACCACAGAAATTATATTTCAAATGTTTTTGATGAGTCTAATAGATTAAAGAAGATAAGTGCTTATTTACCATTAAGAATACTATACAAATACACATTAGCAGATAGATTTATTTATTTAGGAAAAAGTTATAAAATAAATTCAATAGAAACAGATTTCTATACAGGTAAATCAGATATAGAGTTAATTAATGATTATGTTAATATACCTATTGATTACGAAGCACCAACCGCTCCAAGTAATTTAACAGATATAGCTAAAACAGAAACGACAATAACTATACAATGGACTGCATCAACAGATAATATTGGTGTTGTAGGTTATAATATAGAGCTAAATCAAGGGGAACAAATAATAGCAATAGGAAATGTAAATACATACCAAATAACAGGATTAAACGGACTTACAACATACAGAATAGCGTTATCAGCATTTGACGCATCAGGAAATGAATCAAACATCTCAAATTGGATAGATGTAGAAACACCTTTATAATGATAAGAGAAACATTAGAATTACTAAGAAACAACGAGTGGTTAATTGAAGATAAGGATGTCAATATAGCTAAAGGACTATATGAAATGCCTTCTAATTTCATAGAGTTAAGAACAAATATAAAAAGAAAAAAACTAACAAATGGCAGACGATAATAAAATACTTTTAAAGATACAAATTGAAAAAGGTGGCGCAACAGCTACGTTAAAAAACTTTGAAAACCAAGTTATAAAGTCTGGTGTAGCTATAAAGGATTTAAATAATTCTATAGGCAACTTTACTACAAGTAGACTTAAAATGGATGGTCAAGTAAAAGTAACTACAGACCAATTCAAAAGACTTGAGAAGTCAGTTGGAGGCTTTAAGACAGCTACTGGCGCAAGTACTTCAGCTACTCTTGAACTCGGTAGGGTTCTTTCTGATATGCCTTATGGTATTCGAGGTGTTGCCAATAACTTGCAACAATTAGCTTCTAACTTATTCTTTATGTCTAAGGCTACTGATGCTGCTACAGGTAAGTCAGTAGGTTTTATGGGAGCTATAGGTAATGTGGTTAAAGGGTTAATAGGGCCTGCTGGAATACTTATAGCTTTTCAAGGAGTAATAGCTTTATTAGATTATTTTAAAGTAGGTATGGATTCAGCTTCAAGTTCAGCTTCGGATTTTAAAGGAGATTTAGATAATTTGGTTAATACTTTAGATGACCTTTACATATCTCAAGCTAATACTAATGATAAGATTTTAGAATACATAGAATATAGGGCTCTTGCTAAAAAGTCAGATGAAGAGCTAAAAGAATTGACTGAGGATTTAGCTGATTTAGATGAAGATATAGCTGATAAAAGAAGAATAAACTCTGAATTTGAATTACTTTTTAGTAAAAAAATGAAAGGAATTACCATAGAGCAATACAAGGCTCTTTCAGAACAAGAAAAACTGGAAGCAAGAAGAATAGCTCAATGGGGTAATTTAACTAAAAGATTAGGAGACTATGAGCAAAGAGCTATAAAAGTTAGTGAATTAGATGCAAAAAGACTTGAAACTTACAAAAAAAATGTTAGTGTTATAAGGAAGTTAAAAGAAGAACAAGATAAATTATCAGCAGCTGAAGAAGGTACGTTAAAGGCTTTAATAAAATCTAAGAAGGAATTTGAAGAAAAGAGGTCGGCTTTATCTAAAACATCAGAAGATTATAAAAGACTTTCTGTTGCTATAGATGAAGTTCAAAAGAAAATTGATAAAATTAAAGGCGGTAAAGATATATTTAAAGGCAAATTTATAGAGTCTTATTACAATGAAATAGCTGGTCTTGGAGAAATAATAAAGGATGAGGATTTTGACGGTATTAGTGATAGTGCTAAAATAACAGGAACAATTATACTAAAGCCTAAGATTGACAATCCAGACCCAGAAGAGATAGATAAACTTTCTGAATTTATAGAGTCTTACAAAACATTAATGTCAGGTGTTACCGAATTTCTTGATGGTGAATTTGAAAGACAATTAACTATAGAGCAAAACAAAACTAATGTTTTAAATAAAGAATTAAATGATAGATTAATTAATGAAACGCTATCTGCTGAACAAAGAAAAAATATTCAGAATCAAATAGCTCAAAATGACGAGAATTTAAGAGTAAAGCAAGAGGCTATAAAGAAAAAGCAGTTTAAACAACAGAAAGCGTTTAATATAGCTATGGCAGTAATAAGTACATATTCTGCTGCTGCAAAGGTATTGGATGATACTAAAGGTGGTTCTTTTGCAAGGATTGCAGGAATGGTAGCAGTTATAGGTGCAGGTTTAGCTCAAGTGGCAGCTATATCTCGACAGAAATATCAATCATCATCAGCTAATACACCTATAAGAACAAGTGGTGGAGCAAGTGGAGGAGCATCTGAACGCTCTGAGCCTTCGTTTAACATAGTAGGTAGGTCTGGTGAAAACTTACTGATAAACGCTATACAAGCACAATTTGACAAGCCATTAAAGGCTTATGTAGTATCAAGAGACGTTACTACCCAACAACAGTTAGATGGTATGATTGTAGGTCAAGCAGGTACTTAAAATAAAACAAAATATAACAAGTTAAGTTAACATAATATAAAGAAGTTAAATATGGAAGGATTAGATACAATAGAATTGTTTATAGATGAGTCAAGAGAAGAAGATGGTATTGAAGCTATCTCTTTGGTTGAGTCTCCTGCGATAGAAGAAAACTTTATTGCATTAAGCAAACATAAAGTAGAGTTCAAAACAATAGATTCTGATAAAAGAATTATAGTTGGACTTGCGTTAGTTCCAGATAAGCTGATATACAGACGTAGAGGCGATTACGAATACAATATAGTGTTCTCTAAAGATACTGTAAGAAAAGCCTCTGAACTATACTTAAAACGTCTTAAAATAAACAATGCAACATTAGAACACGATGACCAAATGACAAGTGGTGTTTCTGTGATAGAATCTTGGATAGTAGAAGACCCTAATAAGGACAAGACTGCTTTATACGGATTAAATGCAGTACAAGGTGCTTGGGCAGTTACTATGAAGATAGATAACGATGAGGTATGGGAAGATGTTAAAGCTGGTAAATACTTAGGATTAAGTATAGAAGGTATGTTTAGTGATAACGTAGAAGATGTTGAGGAGGTTGAGGCAAGTAATGTCTTAGAAGAGATAAAGAAACTATTAACCGAAGATGTAGAGTTAAAATCTTATACTGATTATCCACAAGGTGCAACAAATAATGCAAAAAGAGCATTAAAGTACAAGAAAGAGAACGGAAGTTCTTGTGGTACGAGTGTAGGATGGACAAGAGCAAGTCAATTAGCTAATAGAGAACCCTTAAGTAGAGATACTATTGCAAGAATGGCATCATTTAAAAGACATCAGCAACATAAAGACGTACCTTACTCAGAAGGTTGTGGTGGTTTAATGTGGGATTGTTGGGGTGGTTCAGCAGGTGTTAATTGGGCAATAAGCAAGTTAAAAAAGATAGACAATGAGAGCTAAATATTGCAAGTGTAAGAATACTTATTCTATAAAGTGTGATAAGAATAAAAACAATAGCAAGTGTAAATCACCTGATTATTGGAAGCAAGGTATAGGCTCGATTCACAAGGAATCAGAAGAGTAAAATAAGACAGTAAATTTTTAAATAGTTATATTAATATAAACCAATAAGTATGAAAGCAACAGAAATCCTTAACAATGTTAAAGACCTTTTAAATCTTTCTAAGGAAGAATTGAAAGTTGAAGACATCGCAGTTGAAGAGTCAGTAGAATTATCTACAGAGGAAGTAACTGAAGAAGTTAAAGAGGAAGTAGAAGAGGTTGTACTTGCTGAAGAACCAGCAGAAGAGGTTGTAATCGAAGAGGAAGCTGAAGCACCTTCTATGAGTTACGCTACTTCTGATGAATTATCAGCAGTAAAAGCAGAACTACTTTCTATGATTAAAGCGTTAATCGAAGATAAGCCAATGGGTGATGTAAAGGACATTCCAGAGGAGTTATCAAAACAAGAAGAAGTTGAATTATCTGAGGATGTAGAAGAAGTTGTACACTCTCCAGAGAACTCGATAGAGACTAAAAAGAATTTATTATCAAACCTAAATCAACCTATGACTATTGAACAAAGAGTCAATAGAATGTTATTTAATTAAAAATTGTAAACAATGGCTACTACTACAAGTATTACTACTACTTACGCTGGAGAATCAGCAGGGAAATATATTTCTGCTGCATTATTATCAGGTAACACTATCGCAAATGGTGGATTAACTATCCGACCAAATGTAAAATTTAAAGAAGTTGTAAAAAGATTAGAATTAGACGGAATTACCAAAAACGGTACTTGCGACTTTTCTGATACTTCAACTTTGACTTTAACTGAAAGAATCCTTGAACCAAAGGAACTACAAGTTAACTTAGAACTATGTAAGAAAGATTTCCGTTCTGATTGGGATGCAATCCAAATGGGATATTCTGCATTTGACAACTTACCATCTTCTTTCCAAGACTACTTAATCTCTTATGTTGCTTCTAAAGTAGCACAAAAGAATGAGCAGAACATATGGGCAGGAGCAGATGGAGAAGGTTCATTTGATGGATTCTCTACTTTATTAGCTGCTGATGCTGCTTTACCAGCTGCACAACAAATTGCAGGAATTGCTGTAACTCCTGCTAACGTAGTAGAAGAATTAGGAAAAGTAGTTGACCAAATCCCTTCTGCTTTATATGGTAGAGACGATTTGTTTATCTATGTATCTCAAAACATCTTTAGAGCATACAAGAGAGCATTAGGAGGATTCCAATCTGGAGGACAAGGAGCTGCTGGTGTAGGTTCTCAAGGAAACAACCAAGACATCAACATCTTATACTTTGATGGTGTAAAAATCTTTATGGCTAACGGATTAGCAGCAAATACTGCCGTAGCAACTACTAAAGATAACTTACAATTTGGAACTGGTTTATTATCAGACCACCAAGAAGTAAAAGTTTTAGATATGGCTGACTTAGATGGTTCTCAAAACGTAAGAATCATTATGAGATTTACTGCTGGTGTACAGTACGGAGTTGTTGAAGACATCGTAACTTACGGAATCTAAGATTCAAATAAATAAATACAAAAAGGGGGTGGGTAATTACTACCTATCCCTTTTTTTATAACTAATAAATAAAAAATAAATATTATGGCTTGTGATTTTATAACCGATGGTAGATTAGAACCTTGTAAGGATTCAGTCGGTGGGATTAACGCAGTATATTTTGTAGATTTCGGAAGTGCTGGTTTTGTTTACGATACTGTAAATACAGATGTTATCGAAAGCGTTACTGGTTCTCCAACTGCCTACAAATATGATGTTAGAGGAAATTCTACCTATACAGAAAACATTCAATCAAGTAGAGAGAATGGAACTACTGCATTTGAACAAGTGTTAGAGTTGACACTTAAAAAATTAACTAAGGAAGACCACAAAGCAATTAAGTTGCTTTCTTTCAACAGACCTCATATTATCATAGAAGATAATAATGGAAACGCTTTTGTTTCAGGTGTTGAATATGGTGCTGACGTAACAGGAGGTACTGTAGTAACAGGTGGAGCTATGGCTGATATGAGTGGATATACCCTAAGTTTTACAGGAATGGAAAAAACTCCTGCTAAATTTATCGAAGTTGCTTCTGCTGGAAATACTGCTGTTGAGAACATTACTGCCGCAGGATTTACTATTGACGAAGGTTCTTAATCGTTAATAATTAATTTAAACTAAGCCCTACCATTTGGTGGGGTTTTTTTATTAAATAAAACAAAAATAAATTATTTAGTTATCATAGTATGTTAATATTAGAACCAACATCAGTAAATCAAACAATCACGATAGCACCGAGAAGTAGTAACTTTTCAGGAACTGTTGTGTTAAAGATTAGAAGAGATGGAGATGGAAAAGAAGAGAGTGTTACAAACGCTACTTTTGCGAACATTACTAACTTTACAGAAGTTACATTTCAATCAACTATTCTTGAAGAGGATTCTACTTATTATTTAGAAATAACTAATAATGATGAATTGTGGTATAGAGATAAAATATATGTTACATCTCAAACTGCAACAGAAAGATTAACTAATAAGCACGAAATAGGCAACGGAACAATATACAAGCCTTATAGCGTGGTAGATGATAACACATACATAATATAATGAGTTCAAAAAAGAATAACGTAGTTAGAAAGGAATACAAAGACAGTATTAGAATTGTTAATATGTCTTCTTATGAGATTCCTGAAATCAAAGAAGTACACAACAAGGATTGGGTAGCCTTTGGTAACAATAACGATTACTTTGATACTTTAATAGAAAGGTATCTTGATTCTCCTACTAATGGTAGGTGTGTAAATGGTATTGTAGATATGATTTATGGAAGAGGTTTAGAGTCTACAAACTCTGAGTTATTTCCAGAAGACTATGTTAGAATGAAGAAACTTCTTAGACCAAGAGAGGTTAAGAGACTTGTTAATGATTACAAGCTATTAGGTCAAGGTGCTATGCAACTTACTTACAACAAAGCTAAGACAAAGATATTAAAGGTATCTCACTTTCCTATGGAGACGTTGAGAGCAGAGAAAGCAACTAACGGTAAGGTTAAAGCGTATTACTATCATCCATCTTGGAAAGACTGTAAGAACTCAGATAAGCCTAAGAGAATACCTACTTTTAGTAATGGTACTAAATCACAAGTAAACGAACTTTACATATTTAAACCTTATAGAAGTGGTTTCTATTACTATGCTACTGTTGATTATCAGGCTTGTTTACAATATGCTGAATTAGAATCAGAGGTATCTAACTACCATATATCAAATATACAGAATGGTTTACAACCAAGTTTATTCGTAAACTTTAACAATGGAGTACCTAATTCGGAGACTCAGCAAATTATAGAGAGCAAGATAAACGATAAGTTCTCAGGTAGTTCAAATAGTGGTAAAGCAATTATCGCATTTAACGAATCAGCAGACACTAAGGCTGACATAGAAGCTATACATTTACCAGATGCTCACGCTCAATACCAATTCTTATCTGATGAGGCAAGAGAGAAGATTATGTTAGGACACGGAATTGTATCTCCTATTCTTTTAGGTATTAAAGATAACACAGGATTCGGTAACAATGCAGAAGAATTAAGAACTGCATCTGTACTAATGGATAATGTTATTATCAGACCTTTACAAGATGGAGTTATATATGGTTTAACAGAGATACTTGAATTTAACAAGGTTTACCAAGATTTATACTTCGTTACATTACAACCAATAGAGTTTACTGAGTTAGACAACATTGAAACTAAGATAAGAAGAGAAGAGGAAACAGGAGAGAAATTATCTACACAAGAGAGTAATGACTTTACAGAAGAAGATGGTGATGATATGATTAATCAATTAGAAGCTTTAGGAGAGGTTCTAAGCGATGATTGGGAGGTAATCCATAGTGAGATATACCAAGAAGAGAATGAGTCCGTTAAAATGGCTGAAATCAAGTATTCTGATAAAGCATCGTCTGAGGATGATGGTGTATATAAAGTTAGATACGCTTATATGCCAGAGAGAAAGTCTCCTAACAGTAGAGATTTCTGTAAGAGAATGGAAGTGTTAACAGGTAGAAAGATAGTGTTTAGGAAGGAAGATATTAATATGATGTCTTTTAGAGGTGTAAACAAGGAGTTAGGTCATAAAAAACAGAACTATAGTTTACTAAAATATAAAGGCGGTAAGAACTGCCACCACTATTGGGAACTAAGAGTTTACAAGAAGAAAGATGGTAAGCAAGTAGATTCATCTAATGCTTATGGGGATGGTTTAAAAGAACCTAAGAATCCATCTGAAATGGGAGAGAGAATGATAGATAGAGCAGATAAAGGTGCTTATAGAAGTACTTTAAATAAAATAAGAAAGACTTTAGGACTATGAAAGCATTATTCATAACAATACAAGATTTAAAAGCTAAGTCAATAATTAGTGGTAATACTGATGCTGATAAGCTGATTCACTTTATTGAGGTAGCTCAAGATATACATATACAGAACTATTTAGGTGGTAAACTATATGATAAGCTACAGGCTTTAATAATATCAGGTGATATAGACTTACCTGCTAATAGCGATTATAAGAGTCTTAGAGACGTTTACATTAAGCCAATGTTAATTTGGTTTACTCAGTCAGAGTACTTCCCTTTCTCTATGTTCAAAGTGGATAATGGAGGTGTATCTAAGCATAGAGGAGAGGAGTCTGATTCTGTTAATTTTACTGACATTGATAGAATGATGAGTAAGATAAATGATAGAGCTGAGTTTTATACAAGAAGGTTCTTAGATTATATTACTTTCAACAGTACTAAGTATCCAGAATACACTAATAATCAGAACGGAGATATGTATCCTGATAAAGATGCAGATGAGTTTTCAAGTTGGGTTTTATAATGGAGGGTAAAAAAAAACAATATAAGACAAAAGAGGTTAACATAATAAAGTTAAATAGTTTTTATAACAGGTTTAATAAAGAAAAGAAAAAAAATAATGTCAAACGATGAGTTAGACGTATTAATAACAATATAGAATGAAGAAACCAAAATTAGCATTAATACCAGCTGCTCAAGGAAGTAAGTTTTATTCTGTATTACCATCAAGTGGTGTAGGGGATTTTAACTTTTCACGTGTTGGTTCAGCAACTAGAATAAACTCACAAGGACTGATAGAAACAGTTGTAGATGGAGTATCAAGATTAAACTATCCAATAAAAGATGGTGAAGTTGCAGGATGCCCACATCATATTTTAGAGCCCACAAGAACTAATTTAGTTACTTATTCAGAAGCTATATCTAATACTTTTGTAAAAAATGGTAATTATGAAGATAATTTTGCTATAAGCCCAGATGGTACACAAAATGCAACCAAATTAACTGCAACTGATGCAGACCCATCTTTTTATCAAGGACTTTCTTTGTACTCTGCAACTTACACAGCATCAATTTATGTAAAAGGTATTGGTAATTCAATAGGTAAAAATTTTCAAATAAGATTAGCTAATAACACTTATACTGATGTAATACCTTCTGAATGGACAAGATTTGAATATACTGTAACAGCAACATTTGGTTATGGAAGTGTAGGTATTCAAATACCAAACCCAGCAGTTTCTGGAGATGAAGTTTTAATATGGGGATGGCAATTAGAAGTCGGCAGTTACGCTACATCGTATATCCCAACTAACGGAAGTGCAGTTACTCGTTTAGCAGAAAGAGGTAATGGTTCTGGAGATACTTCTACGTTTAATGATTCAGAGGGGGTTTTATATGTTGAGATTAGTGGGTTAATAAGTGGGGAAGCTGATAGAAGTATTGTTTTATCTGATGGAACTACATCTAATTATTTAAGAATAACTCTACACGCAGATTCAAATAGAATTGATTTTTATAGTGAAAAAGGGGTGGATTATAGTAATTATGATTTTTCCCAAATTGATGATTTAAAAATAGCTTTTCAATACAAAGAGAATGATTGGAAAATTTATATAAATGGAAGTTTAAAGGAAACTGATACATCAGCTTTAACTTTTTCGCCTAATACATTATCTGATTTAAGTTTTAGTTTCGTAGGAGGTAGCAATCATTTCTACGGTAAAATAAAATCAATAGCAGTATTTAAAGAAGCGTTATCAGACGAAGAACTAACAACATTAACTAAAGATGGATTCAACCCTATACCGACACCTGTATTTGAAATGTTAGCAGAGAATGGAGATTTTTTACAAACAGAACAAAACAAATATATAATAATAGAATAAAAACAAAAAAAATGGCAAATAAAAAATTTAGTGAATTTACTTTAAAAACTGACCCAGCTAATGTAGATTTCTTGGTTGGTTATGATGGAACAGATAATGTTCGTATAGACCCATCTGATATTGGTGGAGGTGCTACAAATTTAAACGAATTGACAGATTGTTTAGTAGATACAGCTTCACTTTATGTTGGAGAAGTACCAAGTGGATTAACTGGAAGTCCCCAAGGTAATACTGTGCTTGGTATTGATGCTGGTAACGCTTTAACGTCGGGATATTCAAATACTCTTGTAGGAGCTAATGCAGCTTCTGGTACTACTGTTACAGGTCACAATAATTCTTCATTAGGAAAAAATAGTTTACTTGGTCTTACAAGTGGATATTCTAATATTGCCATAGGAGCAGATGCTGGTGACAATGTTACAACTGGACATAATAATATTATAATAGGTTATAACACAGAAGCTTCAAGTGCTACTGTAAATGATGAAATAACTTTAGGTAACACAGGTATTACATCTTTTAGAATCCCAGGACTTCAAAGCGGAGCAAGTGATGGTGATGTTTTAACATTTAATTCAAGTGCTGGTAAATTAGAATTACAAGCTGCAGGTGGTGGCGGTGCTTCTGACTTAAATGGTCTTTCAGATTGTGAGGTTTACACAAAATCTGGTAATGGAAGTAGTTATTTTATAGGAACTGCACCCGCAACTGGCTCAACTACTGTTGGGTATGGTTTTACTGCGGTAGGTTCTGAAGCAGGAGCAGCGACAGATATGTCTAATTCTTTTAATTATCTTTCAAGTTTCTTTGGTTGGAGAGCAGGTAAATCATCAACAACACCATATCAAGGAGGTATTACTGCTATTGGCGCACAAGCAGGAGAAAACAACTCAACAGGTAGTATGTGGACTAACATAGGAACGGGTGCAGGGCAAATCCAAAATCAAGACGGTGGTGTAGCTATTGGTTATCAAGCTTGTTGGGCTGGAACTAATTCCAAGGGGGTTGCAATTGGTAGATACGCAAGTATAGTTGGTAGTAGTTCAAGTTCAGTTTCAATAGGAGAAAATTCTAATAGAAATAATACTGCAACAGGTACTGTTTCACTAGGTTACCAATCGGGTTACTCAAACACTTTTGGAGGTGCAAATACAAATTTAGGTTATAAAGCAGGGTATGCTAATACAGTTGGCGGAGCTAAAGTAAATGTAGGATATGAAGCTGGGTTAAACAATACTGGAAGTAATAACGTATTTTTAGGTAAAGGTGCTGGAAAGGGTTCTGGTAGCGGTTCTCAAACCATAGCGATAGGACAAGGTGTTATGGAAAGTGGTTCTGCTGCAAGTAATTCGGTTTTTATAGGAAACTATATGGCAGCTAATACAACTACTGGAGCTAACTACACAGTCGCTATTGGTAGTAATTGTTTGTCTGCAGCTGGTTATAGCGGAGAATCTAATACAGTAGTAGGTCATCAAGCTGGTAATAATTTATCGTCTGGGGATGATAATACTTGTATTGGTCATTTATCTGGACAAAGCATCTCCACTGCTTCGTCTAACGTTGCTCTTGGTCACGACGCTTTAGGGTATCACAATGGAGATAATAACGTAGCGATTGGCGGTAACGCTATGAAAGGTTCGTCTTCTTTTACTTCAACAACCAGTGGTAATGTTGCTATAGGTTTTAATGCTGGTGGAGCTGCAGCTTCTGCATTTACAAATTCAATTTTGATAGGTCAAAACGCTGAAACATCTCCCCAATCCCAAAGTAATTACATTGTATTAGGTAATTCTTCCAATAACATTTTGCAAATGCCAGGAATTACAAGTGGCGCATCTAATGGCGATGTTTTAATGTTTGACACCGCTAACTTTCCATTTAATAGTCTTAAGTTGTATCCTTCTGGAACTACTCCATCTGACGAAAGAGACAAAAAAGATATAGAAGATTTACCTTATGGTTTAGCATTTATTAATGCTTTACAGCCAAGAAAATATGTTTGGGATAATAGAGTTAAAACAATAGATACAGAGTCTTTTGACGAAGATGGAAATCCAATTACTATTACAGAAGAATTTGTAGCTAACGAAAAAGGGAAAATTGGTTTTGGGTTTATAGCACAAGAATTGCAAGAAGTAGATAATGAAGTTTTACAACTTGTTAATGACTCCAACAAAGATTCTTTAAGAATAAATTACTCAAAACTTGTGCCAGTATTAGTACAAGCTATAAAAGAATTAAAAGCAGAAATAGAATTATTAAAAGCATAAATAATGTATAAAAACGTAATAACATCAGAAAACACGCCAGACAGTCATAAAGCTGTTATTGTAAATCAAGTCGATGGTCAACTAGCTGAAGTTGCAGATTCAGAAACTGAAGCGGTACAGGTTGAAAGATTAAAAGAACATTTCACTTGGTTACTAGCAAATGATTTTTACAAAGATGAGTTAAGTGCTGAACAAATTGCAGAAATGGAAAACTATTTACCAAGTGATTATCAAGACGAGTACCAAGATTTACCAATATAAATTATAATTAGAATTATGGAAATTACACAAGAACAGATTGCAAGAGTGAACCAAGTTATTAACAGTATGCCTATCGCAGTATTATCATTGGCACAAGAAATAGTAAAAATACTAAATGAATCTATCCCACAAGAGGAAGAATAAAATAATATGAGAATAAGTAAGTACGCATTTAACAGTAAAGAACAAGCGCAAGATAAGATTGATGCTTTAGGTAATACTAAAAGTTCTATTGTACAATTAGGTAACATAGTTTTAGAACAAGGGCAGTATGATGAAAACAGAGAAGAAATTACTGCTCCTGTATTATCCAATAAATGGCATTTAGACGTTTTATGGGATGATGCAGATATTACAGAAGATGAAGAAGTAGACCATCCATACGGCTGGAAATCTTATTCGGTTCAAGTTGATGGCGAGGGAGTGCATTCTTTTTTTGGGTTAAGCTACGATAAACTAAAATTATAAAAAGTGGATATGCAAGATATAAAATTAGCGTTTATAAATTTCCTTACTTTCACAGTAAGTTTTTCTGATGTAGAGCAATGGCTAAAATTAACGCTTTTAGTTGTATCTATTGCATATACAGTTCTAAAAATTTTTAACATAAATAAAAAGAGTGAGTAAATACTTTAAAGAAATAGAGTACAAAATGGATGCTGACTTTCTTGCTAAATTAGATGAAGCAAGGGAGTTGGCTAATATACCTTTTACAATCAATTCTGCTTACAGAAATGCAGACCAAAATGCTCGTGTTGGTGGAAAACCTAATTCAAGCCATTTAAGAGGTCTTGCGGTTGATATAAGAGCAAATGATAGCAGTACAAGATATATTGTCTTAAACGCTCTTATAAGTGTTGGCTTTAATAGAATAGGTATTGCAAGTTCATTCATACACGTTGATGATGATAAAAGTAAATCTGATAAGGTAGTTTGGACTTATTAAGAGGATTATTTCTTGTTCCTTGTAAATGATTAAGTTTACAAAACACAAGTAATGTAAACCTTTATGTTTACAATGAGAGTAATAATAGTATTAAGTATAAAAAAATTAATTCTCTTTACAAAAGGGATTTAATATGATAAGAAATCAAGATTATATTAACTAATAGTTATAACCTAAAGTGATTATGGAAATAAACTTAATTTTATTAGTACCTAACGCAATGATGTTAGGTTGGCAATATTATGAACGTGATGAAACTTTTGAATATTCAGAATTTAATCTGTTTTTATTCTTTGGTCAAATACAAGTAAGATGGGAATAATATGAAGAAGATACTAAATTGGTTTACAGGTGGTGTAATTAAAGAAATAGGAAACGCAATAGATAAACTATTCACTACCGAAGAAGAACGCTTAAAAGCCAAGAATGAGATATTCAAGGTACTACAAGAGCAACAGTTAGAATTACAGAAACTACAAACAGAAATAATTGTTACAGAAGCAAATGGTAATTGGTTACAAAGAAGTTGGCGACCAATACTTATGTTAGCATTTGGTTTTATAGTTATCTATGTTAAATTCATCGCACCTTTGTTTGGTTTACCTATTCCTCCTTTAGAGAATGAGTTTTGGAACTTGTTACAGTTAGGTATAGGAGGTTATGTAGTAGGTAGAAGTGTTGAGAAAGTAGCAGGAAACATAACTATAAATAAATAGATTGTACATCAAATTATACATAAAGTAAATAAATGTATAAAATAATTTACAAATAGTTTTTTTATTTAAGAATAAATATATAACTTCGCAATTTATTAATACTTTACTATTATAAAAATAGTTATAAAAAAATAATAATAATTAATATTATATTAAAAATAATACTATTATAGTATAAAAATAAATATAAGATATCTGACCCCTATTCAATAAAAAAAATATACACTTATTAACAAAAGTTTGTTTATTAAGTATAATAAAATTATCTTTACATATGTCTTTGAGAAAGGTACATAAACGCAAGAAGGAAAGTTTCTCTTTACACAAGGTAGAATATACAGATACCTATACTGAGGAAATGGATTGTGAAGGTTTAGCAGTACTTAAATGGAGTATGTTTGATAGTCCTGATAAGTTAGGTAGTGGTAAATACTTTATGGAGAGTGAACCAGTATTCATATTGGATGAGGTGTTTAGAAAAGAAAGGCTCTCAGGTTTTATATTGAGAGGATATGTAAGTAAGACTTATGGTGATAAAATAGCTATACCATCTAATAGTGGGCATAGAGTTGGTAAATCCATAAAGTTTAAATGTATTAATAAGGCTAAAAGGCTTAAACTAATTAGAGGTCTTATTCAATACGGTATAGAAAGAATAAATGTTT